TTCCTGGTGTTGGACCAATGTTTGCTTCTGCTTTAGGTATGAATGTAGGAAGCACTCAAACAATAGGATCACAAGTAGGGAACGATTTTGCAACGCACATAGTCAAAGGAGCCACAAAAAAGGCAAAAGGAGGCCCAGTATCAGGAGGATCTCCTTACGTTGTTGGAGAGAAAGGCCCAGAGTTATTCGTTCCAGGGTCTAGCGGTAATATCGTTCCAAATCACGAAATGGGAGGTTCGACAAGTGTCGTTGTTAACGTAGATGCTTCTGGTTCGTCAGTTCAAGGTGACAGCCAAAGTGCTAGTGAATTGGGTGAACAACTTGCAGCAGTCGTTCAAGCTGTAATAATTAATGAAAAAAGAGTTGGAGGTTTATTAAACTAATGGCAGAACCTTTCCCTATTGCTAACCCTAAATACAATTTCACTGTCTCAAGACAGCCGAACATTAATGTTGTAAGTTTTGGAGATGGTTTAGAACAAAGGTTAACGGAAGGATTAAACCAAAATCCTATAACTTTAAATTTAAAGTTTGATTTAACACAAACACAATCTACAACAGTAATAACATTTCTCAATGCAAGAATTACAGATGGTGAGTCTTTTACTTTCCTCGTTCCAAACGAGAACGTAACGAAAAACTTTGTTTGTTTGTCTTACAATACGGTTATTCCTTTTCAAAATAGAGTTACATTAACTTGTTCATTTAGAGAAGTATTTGAATCATAATGGCAATACCTTTTGTTGAATTAAATAAGATAAGTCCAAGCTCTATTATTGAATTGTATGAGCTTGAACTTACTGTTGGTTTACATATACCAACCGGTAATCCTGATAGTTTAGATACTGTATTCAGATTTCATGCTGGCGCAAATTTAAATAATTTTGGGGAAATAAAATATAATAGTAATAGTTATCAAAGAGTGGCTGTAAAAGCGGAAGGTTTTGAAGATACAAGTACAGGTACAATCCCAAGACCTACTCTTACTTTTAGTAATTTAGGTGGCGTACAGAAAGACGCAAGCGTAGTTAATATGACTGATTTTTTAGATATTGTTAATACAGTGACTCCTGGAAATGATTTATTAGATGCAAAATTTACAAGACTTTTACCACTAGCTTCCGCACTTGATAATGATAATTTTGTAGGCGACAACCCTTTTGGTACGCCTAGTACAGATAAGTTACAAGATAGAGTTTATTACATAGATAGAAAAGCTGTTGAGAACAGACAAATAGTACAGTTTGAACTAGTAAGTGTCTTAGACATGCAGAATAAAAAAGTACCTGTCAGAATAGTCACAAGAGATTTATTCCCTGCTGCTGGGACGTATGTTTAATGGCTTGTTATTCATGGAGTAAAGAGGCTTATAAACACGCAACAGAGTGTTATCCAGAAGAATGCTGTGGCCTTATTTTAGATATAGAGGGAAAGCATGTGTATTGGAAGTGCAAGAATATATCGAAAGCGTACAAGGAAGATTCATTTGTCATAGACCCCTTGGACTATGCCGATGGTGAAGATCAGGGGGAAGTTTTAGGCATTGTTCATAGTCATCCTGATGGATTATTAGAGTTTAGTCATACTGATAAACTCAGTTGTAAGTACAATGATTTAACTTTCTATCTTGTAGATCCAAAGGTGGAAACTATTGTTAAATTAGAACCAGGGGAGGTTGATGATTAAAGTAACTGTCTATGGTCGTCTGAGGAAATTTTTAGGACAGTCTACGTTTGAAGTAGACGCAGCAAGTCCTAGACAAGCCTTTAGTTTCTTAATAACTAATTTTGAAGGAGTAGCAGATCACATTAGAGAACAAGAATATTGTGTCATGGCAGGCAACGTAAAAATCACAGAGGATTTAATAGATTTACAGACAGAAAGCGATATAAAAATAATACCTGTTGTGCATGGTGAAATTTTCCCGTTTATTCTTGCTGCTGCCTCGTTCGCAGCAGGAGCTGCCGCTACAAGTGCAGGTCTTTTCGGTATATCGTTTTTGACGTCGACTTTCTTTTATACAATGGGAACAAGTTTTCTACTTCAAGGTGTTACTAATTTATTATTTCCACCTCCTAAACCTCCTAAAATGCAAGTCGATGAACAAAACCCCAGTTTTATTTTTACAGGAACAGCTAATATTTCAAAACAAGGTGTACCTATAAATATTGTTTACGGAGAAACAATGATTGGCTCTAATGTTATAAGTGCAGGTGTTGATACTCTACAAGTAACGAACGGGTAAGCTATGTCAAATAACTTTATTGAACAAGCAGTAAAATTAATTTCAAATATTACATTACCTGCTCATACTTTAAAGTCTGTAGATTTTACGACTTTAGTAGAAGTTTTATCTGAAGGAGAAATTGAAGGCAGTGCTACAGCACATAAGAATGGTATTACTGATAGAACTTCAGCAGCTTATGTAAATGCTTTTAAAAAAGATTTATTTTTAGATAATTTACCTCTTGTAGAAGCAGATGCTGATGTTAATAATGTTGCTGACTCTGATTTAAATTATAAAAGTGTTGAATTTAATTTTGAATTTGGCACGGTTAATAACAAAGTATTACCAGCAGCAGAAGTACAAGCGACTGAGAGGACTGGAGGCGATATTGGGCAAGAAGTGTCTTTTCCTGATGATGGTTCTGTAACACCACGATCTGTCCAGATAACTAATACTGCTATAGACAAAGTAAGAGTAAGGGCTTATTTCCCCCTGTTTTATCGAGTTTCTGAAGACTCAGGCAATAGAAAAACTACATCTGTCCAAGTTTTAATTAAAATAAATCCTAGTAATGGTAGTGAACAAACAATTATTACCGAGTTAGTAGAAGGTAAAAGTACTTCTGCTTATAACCGTGATTACGGCATCATTTTATCTGAGGTTCCAGGTTATAACAATAAAGCTATTGGAGAAAGCGGAGCTTTTTTTCCTTTCACGATCACTTTATCTAGATCTACTACCGAAGGTGATGATAATGTTTTCAATAAGATGAGATTAGGTGGAGTTACAGAGATTATTCAAGAGTCAAATAATTACCCTAATGTTGCCTATACGTCACTTCGTTTTAGCGCAGAAGAATTTACAAGTTTACCATCAAGAGTATTTAGAGTAAGAGGTAAAAGAGTTAAAATTCCTCACAACGGGACAGTTGAACTTGCAACAGGAAGAATAACTTATACTGGTACGTTTAACGGATCTTTCAAGGCTGATAAAGAATGGACAAGTGACCCTAGTTGGATACTCTATGATTTATTAATAGATGATAGATACGGGTGTAATTTACCTGAATCATCTTTAGATAAATTTGTTTTTCGTAAGGCTAGCGAATATTGTGGGGAACTTGTAGATGATGGGCAAGGTGGTCAAGAACCTAGATTTTCATTAAATGTAAATATAAGAGAACAGAGTGAAGCATTAGAGGTTATTAATGATATTTGCTCGGTAATGAGAGCCATGCCTTTTTATTCAGAAGGCACGGTAAAAATTTCACAAGATGCGCCAAACGACTTTGCAAATCCTAGTGTAATTTCTTATGATTATGTTTTTAACAATGCAAATGTTGTAGATGGTACGTTTGAGTACAGTGGTAGTTCTTTAAAGACAAGATTTACTACGATAAATGTTAGTTACTTGGACTTAGAGACTAGAGAATTAGATTATGTAACGGTAAAAGATAATACAGCAATAGCTAAATACGGGGAGACAATAAACACGATTAGAACATTTGGAACAACATCAAGAGGTCAAGCACAAAGAGTTGGCAAATGGTTTTTAAATACACAACAGACTGCTACTGAATCTTGTTCTTTTGAGACAAATATTGCTGCTGGTTCGATTGTTCAGATAGGCAGTATTATCGGTATTGCAGATGTATTAAAATCAAGTGCAAGAAGAGGCGGAATTGTAAAAGCAGTTAGCTCTAGTCAAGGTAATTCAAATATAGATCAAGTAACTATTGATAATGTCGTTAATACAAGTCAACCTGACATAAGTGATTCACCAACTATCAGTTGTTTATTAACTAATGGAAAGGTAGAGACTAAAACAATTCAAAGTTATTCAACTGATCAGACTGTTGTAAATGTCAGCAGTGCTTTCTCTTCTGCTCCTGTTGTTAATAGTCCGTATATTTTTGAGTCAGCTAGTCAGCAAGTTTCAGATTGGCGTATTATTAATATAAAAGAAACAGATAAGAAAACATATGTTATTAGTGCTCTTAGTCATAATCAAGGTAAATATGCGGCAGTAGAAGATGGGGAAGCATTACCGCAGAAAACTGTAAATGCCGTTGTTTCTTTATTACCTGCTCCTTCAGGTGTGACGATTGAAGAAAAAATAGTGACTATAAATAATAGAGCAGTTCCTAAAGTATTTATTGACTGGGATGTTGTTTATGGTACTTCTTATTATGTTTTGCAATACAGGCGAGATGATGACAATTTTACCGTAATTGAAACTCGTGAAACATCACATGAAATTATACAAACAGAATTTGAAGCTGGATCTTATACTGTAAGGATATCCGCAGTAAATAGTTTAGGTAAGGGTTCACCTATACTAGAAAGCACTGTTTCTGTTGATGGTCTGTCTGCTAAACCGGAGAACCCTACTGGGTTTGAAATAGAACCTATAAATAACTACCAAGTAAGACTTACTTGGGATAAATCTATAGCTCTTGATGTGGTTAATGGTGGTCGTTGTTTAATAAGGCACACAACAGCTTCTCTTGCTAATACAAAGTTTTCTGATGCAACAGAGATAGATAATCAAAACGGTAATACGACTCAAATGGTTGCACCAGCTATGCCTGGCACGTATGCAATGAAATTCGAGGATTTAGCGGGTAATTTATCAATAACAGAAGCTAAAGTAGAGTTTTCACTTCCTGAAACAGAAGATGTACTTGCTATAAAACAACAAAGAGAACAGAGTTCATTTAGTGGTAACAAGCCTAGCAACCATTTGTCTGTTGTTTCAGGTGCTTTACAGTTAACAAACCCTGCAACGTCATTAACCGGTACATATGAGTTTGCTAATGTTTTAGATCTAGGTGCTGTTTATCAAAATGTACGTTTAATTAGACATATCAAAAGTGAAGGATTCAATATTTCTGATGATTTTGATGCTATTCCTCTTATAGACAATAGGGATAATTTTGATGGTGAGGGTAGCGATAGACTTAAAGGTAGACTTAAAGTACAAACATCAACTAACGGTTCATCTTATACAGGTTTTCTTAATTTAAGAAATGGTTCATTTGTTGGACGTTATTTTAAATTTAAAAGTGAACTTATTTCTGTTGACGCAAACGAAAATATCAAATTTACAGAATTAGGATTTGATGCTTCTTTGCCATCTAGAACAGAAAATAAATATATATCGTCAGGCAATGTTATAAGTACGCCTATTCAATCTGGTACGTCAGCTACTGGTGTTGATATAGAATTTGCAAAAAGATTTTTTACGGGCACAAGTGATGTTGGCGGATCAACTACTACATTTTTACCCTCTGTTGTTATTGCCCCAGAAGATTTGCCTTCAGGTGCATACTTTGTGGTAAGTAATATCTCTGGGACAGGATTCACAGTCGTATTTAAAAACTCATCAGATGCGGCAATTGACGTGAAATTTACATTCCAAGCGTTAGGATATGGCAAAGGAGCTTAGTTGAATGACAAGAGTTACCGGAACTGGCAAAGAATCCTCAAGTAATTTTTCACCTGACAATGGCACTGGTCTTGCTGTAAGAAATGCAATAAAAGATGTATTTGAAGCCTTAAGAACTACCAATAGTGGTAGCGGCGACCCGACAGGAGCAGTTAATGTTGCTGCTAATCAAATACACGTTAACACCTCAGATAATCTATTAAAAATATGTACTGCGGTAGATAACAGTGGTAACGGTACATTTACAACTATTGGAAATACAACACAAGCAAATCTAGGTTTATTACCAAAGTCAGGGGGTACTTTAACTGGTGTTTTAGCTGGTGCCGCTGGCACTGAATCTGCACCTTCTATTAATTTAGGAGATTCTGGTACGGGTCTTTTTAAAAAAGGAACAAACCAGATTGGCTTAGTCGCAAACCAAAATGAGATATCTTTTTTAGATCAAAATGGTCTAACAATAAACAATCAAAAAGAAATTAGGCTTAGCGAGCAAACAGGTAATGGTACAAATTATGTTGCCTTAAAATCTGCCAGTTCAGTTGCAAGCAATATTACTTTAACTTTACCAGCAGCAAATCCTTCTGTTGCTGGCTACGCTTTAATTTCTACGGATACATCTGGAACGTTAAGTTGGGGTGTTGCTGGTGGTGCTACTGGTGGTGGAACTAATCAAGTATTTTGGGAAAATGATACAAACATAACGACAGATTATGCAATCACAAACGGTAAAAACGCTGGAAGTTTTGGTCCTGTTACTATAGACTCAGGCAAAACAGTTACAATAGGTACTGGTGAAACTTGGACGGTGGTTTAAATGGCAGTAACGATTTCAGGTTCAACAGGAATTTCTTCAGTAGATGGATCTGCTGCTAGTCCAGGAGTTAGAGGTGGTGATGCAAATACTGGGGTTTTTTATAGTGCCGATGCTATTAAATTTGCAACAGGTGGAGTAGAGCGAGCAGTTATTAATAACAACGGTTTTGCCGTTCCAGGTCATGTCATTCAAGTTCTTCAGAATGTCAAAAGTGACACAGCTTCGTTTGCGGCTGCTACTACTTATTCTGATACTGGATTATCTCAGGTAATTATACCAAGTTCAGCAAGCAGTAAGATTTTATGCTTGTTTTCTATTTATATATCTTGTAGTTCTTCTGGTGTTCCATATTTAAATCTTGTAAGAGGGGCTTTGCCTATTGCTCAACCTTCAGGAAGTGCAACTAACAAGTCGACTACAGTTAGTTATACAGCAGCCGCATCTATGCGTTATCAATCCTATCAATTCCTAGATAGTCCAAATACGATAAATGCTACGACATACAAAGTTGAAATAAAATCGACAGGCACTACAAGCTATATAAATAGATATTATGATTCTGACGATTATTATGCAACGAGTACCTTGACATTAATGGAGATAGCAGGATGAGCGCAATTAAATTAATCCCGTCTAGTGGTGGAGGATCTGTTTCTTTAGTTCCACCTAGTTCGACAAGTGGGGCGGATGTAAATATTACATTGCCAACATCTGATCAAGGTTTTGGAAGGATTCTTCAAGTTGTTCAGGCTATTAAGCAAGATACATTTACTACAACAAGTAGCACTATGGTTGATGTAGGTTTAGCAGTCTCAATTACACCTGCTTCTACTTCAAATAAGGTATTAGTTGCAGTTAATCTAGGTCTTGTTGGTGGTCTTAATAATAGTTATCCTGGCTTTCAATTGGTAAGAGTGTCAGGCTCAACTTCCACTCCTCTTGGCTTAGGAAATACAGCAACAGGGAATAGAGTTAATGTTACTTTTGGTAATTTAGGTTTTTACTGCCCTTCTGGAAACCCTGCTTCAGGATTAGTAGCTAGTTCTTCAAGTTATCAGTTTTTAGATAGTCCATCAATTGCAAATTCTTCTATAACTTATAAACTTCAGATTTACAGTGGCTATAATTCACATTCAGTTTATGTAAATAGACAATTTACGAATGATGATCAACCCTATATTCAACGAAGTTCATCAACAATAACCGCAATGGAGGTAGCAGCATAATGTCAACGCTTAAAACAACAAATATTAAACATGCTTCTTCTTCTTCAAATAATATTGTTTTAAATAATGATGGAAGTACAACATTTCATCAAATTTCTAATGGAGTAGGAAAAGTTCTTCAAGTTCTACAAAATGTAAAAACAGATACGACTTCTACATCATCAAGTACCTATTCAGCCACAGGATTGTCTCAAGCGATTACACCTACTTCAAGTTCAAGCAAGATTTTAGTTAATTGCTTTGTTGTTTACGGTGGTCAAAATGATGCTTATATAGGATTTAAAGTCTTTAGAGGTACAACCCCTATAGGAGTAAGTTCTGAAGGTTCAGGAAATCAAAGTAATGTTTCTTTTGGAGGTTCTGGAGATAGAACTCATATGGAATATATGACACATCCAGTATCATGGAGTTATTTAGATTCCCCAAGTACAACCAGTCCTACAACATATAAGTTGGAGTTTGCATCAAGATGGGATAGCAATACTATTTATATAAATAGACCGCATATTATTACTGATTATGGTCATGTTTTTTACACGACTTCAACTTTAACAGTAATGGAGGTCGCTACATGATTTCCTGTTTATTTTATTCTTTTTAAGCGATGCCTAGTTTAGATCACGAAGCCATTAGAAAAGCTTATCCAGCAGCCGTTACCATTGATGATGGAAGGGGAGCTTTCAATTCTAGTGGTGCCTCTATTACTTTAGAACAATCAAAGATTGACACGGCAAGAACAGAATTAAACGCAGAGGCTGCGGCTGTTAAGTACAAGTCAGACAGAGCTACTGCTTTTGCTTCTGTAGGGGATCAATTAGACATGCAATATTGGGATGCAATAAATGGAACTACAACTTGGAAGGATCATGTTGCTAAAGTAAAGGCAGATAATCCTAAGCCTGGTTAACAATGGCTATAGCACCTGGAACGTATGACATGACGATCCAACGAAGATCGGATCATAGCGTGAATTTTGAGCTAAAAGATTCAAATAATGCTGCTGTTAATTTGACAGGATATACTTTAACTTCACAAGTTTGGAATGATTCGAGGACAAGCAAAGCAGCAGACGCAACTATTACAGTTACTAATACAACAGGTGGTTTGTTTACGTGGAAAGTAACTGACACTCAGACAACGACATTTACAGGAGAAGAATATAAGTACGATATTTTATTGACGAATGGATCTGGGGATAAAGAATATTGGGTTGAAGGTACAATTTACATGAGTGAAGGTTACACAGCATGACATCAGTCAACGTTACTACTAATAAAAATACGATCACCGTTCAAGAAGGTGATGCTACGACAGTTACAGTCTCGACTCAGGGACCGCAAGGTGCAACTGGGCCTGCTGGTCCGGTTAGTATTGATATAGAAGATTCAGCTAAGATAAATAAAAGTGTCATTTATTATGACTCGTCATCCGGTAAATACAAGGCTGACGCAACTTGGACAACTAGCACTCTGGTCTTTGGAGGTTCCTTTTAACCATGGCTAACACAATTCGGATAAAGAAAAGAGCTGCTAGTAGTGCGGCAGGTGCGCCTTCTACTTTAGCGCCTTCAGAACTAGCGTTTAATGAAAATACAGGTGATTTAAAACTGTATTACGGTTACGGAGATAATGGATCAGGAGAAGCAAGTTCAATAATTACAGTCGGAGGATCTGGAGCGTTTTTTAATAAGACCGATACAAGAACTGCAAATACTATTCTTAGTGGACCAACAACAGGAAGCGCAGCAGCTCCAACATTTAGGGCACTTGTTGTTGCTGATATTCCAACGCTAACAGCATCAAAGGTTAGTGATTTTGACACACAGGTAAGGACAAGCAGACTAGATCAGATGGCAGCAGCTACGGCTGTTGTTTCAGGTGTTACTCCAACTGCTGACGCTCATTTTGCTACTAAAGGTTACGTTGATAGTACTAGTGAAGGATTGGACGTAAAGGACTCAGTAAAAGTTGCAACGACAGCAAATATTACACTTTCAGGTACTCAGACAATTGACGGCGTTGCAATTAGTGCTGATGAAAGAGTGCTTTGTAAGGATCAAAGTACCGCCAGTCAAAATGGTATTTACCTTTGCAAGGCTGGATCATGGGCAAGAGCTGATGATATGGCTGCAGGCAGTGATGCTGCTGGTGCCTTTGCCTTTGTAGAGCAAGGCTCAACTTACTCAGATGTAGGTTTTGTGTGTAGTTCTAATAAGGGAAGTGCAGTTACAGGGACGAATAATCTTGCCTTTACTCAGTTTTCGGGCCAGTCAAATGTTACGGCTGGAAATGGATTAGATAAAAGTGGTAATGAATTAAGCCTTGATTTAAAAGCGAACGGTGGATTAGTTATTGAATCTACAGAAGCATGTGTCGATTTATCTGCTAGTTCAATTACTGGAACGCTTGCAATTGGTGATGGAGGAACAGGAGCAACTTCAGCTAGTGCTGCTAGGACTGCTCTTGGTTTGGCTATCGGTACAAACGTACAAGCTTATGACGCTGATCTTGATGCTCTTTCAAGTTGTCAGACTGGGGCGGCAACAGCTTTAGCTTTGTTAACTTCAACAGAAGTAGCAATTCTTGATGGTGCAACAGTCACAACTTCAGAATTAAATATTCTTGACGGAGTAACCAGCACAGCGACAGAGTTAAACCTTTTAGATGGTGTTACAGCTACAACGACTGAATTAAACTATGTAGATGGCGTTACTTCTGCAATCCAGACTCAACTAGATGCCAAATTAACTTCTAGTTCAACAGTAGATGGAGGAACTTATTAATGGCTAACACGATAAAACTTAAGAGAGGCACCAGCACTCCATCAACGAGTGATATTTCTGATGGCGAAGTTGCGATAGACACCTCGGCTAAAAAACTTTATGTAAATGATTCTGGAACGGTTAAAGAAATAGGTGGTGGTAGTGGTGGTGGACTTAGTTCTGACTCTGGTGAAAACACTGTAGGTGGTACTAACGCTGGAGATGCTATATCAGTAAACGTACCTGGTGGTACAGGTGTAAGAAATACTATTTTGGGATATGACGCTGGTACTTCTCTAACAGATTCTATTGATTGTACTTTCATAGGATGGGAAGCAGGTAAGGACATTACTGATGGAAATAAAAATACCTTTATTGGTTCATACGCCGGTCATAATACAAACTCTGGGACGTACATGAATACGTTTATTGGGTACCAAGCAGGAGTAAACAATGGTAATGGTCATCAAAATACTGGCATTGGTGCTAGCGTATTAGCACAAAATGCAGCTTGGAGTAATGTTGCGGTAGGAAATAACGCTGGAGAAGACAATACTTCAGGCACAATGAACCAATTTTTTGGTCGTTATGCAGGCGCAAATAATACAACTGGTTCTTATTTAGTATCGATTGGATATGAGTCTTTAAAAACCAATACTACAGGTAGCAATTCAGTAGCAATTGGACATGAAGCTTTAAAAGCAAATACTACTGCTGCAAGTAATACATCAATAGGATATAGATCAGGGAAAGTAGTTACCACAGGTGCAGATAATACAATTTTGGGAGCAGAAGCTGGTGATACACTCACTACAGGTTCTAACAACCTAATACTTGGACATGATGCGGCTGCTAGTGCTGTTGATGTATCTAACGAGATTACTTTAGGTGATACAGCCGTCACCAAATTTAGAATCCCTGGTCTTAATTTTACCGTTAAAGATACAACAGCTACTGAAGACTACGTATTGACAGTTGACGCTAATGGCGAGGCTGGTTGGGAAGCCGCTGCTGGAGGTGGTGGTGGAGTTAGTTCAGACGCACAAGAGAACACAGTAGGTGGTACTAATGCTGGAGATAGTTTCTCTGGTACTGATGCAACTGATAATACTTTATTCGGATTTGATGCTGGCACAGATATCACTACTGGCGATAACAATACATGTATTGGACATAAAACTGGTGAAAAAATCACTACAGGAACTAATAACACCCTAATTGGACGTGATGCTGGTGATAAAATAACAACAGCGAATTATTACACATGTATTGGTTGGCAAGCAGGTCATAAATACACAACTGAGAATACTTGGTCTGGTAGCGTATTAATTGGAGCATTTTCAGGTAGAAGCCAAACGGGTAATCATATGACCCTAGTGGGTGTAAGTACTTGTTCAGAGCAAAGCGGTGCTACTAATGTTACAGCTATAGGTCACGGAGCTGCAAAATGGAGTAAAGGATCATATAACGTAGTCGCAGGAGAAGCAGCTTTAGAATATGGAAGTGATTCAAGTAATTCTAAATTTAATACTGCCGTAGGTTATCAAGCCTTACGAGGAGATAGTTCAGATAGTTCAGGTAATGCTTCTACAGCAGTAGGCTATCAATCTTTACTTGCTCGAAGTACGGGAGGTGACAATGTTGCGGTAGGGTTTAAAGCTGGTTTAGTTCTTACTACAGGCTCAGATAATACAATCGTTGGCCCTGAAGCAGGTGATGCACTTACAACAGGATCTAATAATATAATTCTTGGACATGACGCAGCGGCTAGTGCTGTAACTGTTTCTAATGAAATAACTCTAGGTGATACAGCTATCACCAAGTTCAGAGTTCCAGGTTTAAATAGTTTTGAAATAAATGATAGTGGTCAATTATCTGGGGTTGCTTCAACAGCAAATGGCACGGCAGGAGTGCGTAAGATAACATTATCTACATCTGCAGCTTCAGGTGGAAGTGACGGTGATGTTTGGATCGTTTACTCAGCTTAAGGAGGTTAATTGAATGGCAATTTGGTATTTTGATCCTGACGGTGGAAACCAAAGTAATGATGGTCAATCATTTGCTAATAGGAAAAAATATTGTGAGTACGCAAATAGAACACAATTTGGCTCTGGAGATGAAATTAGGTTTATAAAATCTCCTGATCCAACATCTTTAGGTAATGCACTTTGGACAACAGACGCAGCTCAATATAACAGCAAAATAAATGCTGATAATGTCTGGACAAATTCAAGCCCTACGCAGAGTCAGAGTCTTCATGGATCTAGGAGTGCAGGTAATGGTGATTTCGCTCATTCAGGATCAAACCCTGTGTCATGTGCTCATACAGCTCATGGATTAGCAACAGGTGATACAATAACCATTGACCAAAGTACTGACTATACTAAGCCTAATGGTGCTTTTGAGATAACAAAAGTAGATGATGATAATTTCACTTTAGATGGAACAGAAAACCAGGCTGATTTTGCTTCTACTAGTATTTCATATAGAAAGTTTTCACCATTCCGAGTATTATTAGCAACTGCTTGTACTGATAATATCATTTGTTATCAAAGTGAAGGCGGGATAGGCGATAAAGATTGGACAGCTACATTAGGTACAACATATAGAGAAAACAGTTATTATCAAGGTGGATATAGAAGTGCAAGAGGATTTAAACCAGGTACTTCAGGAACGGGGAAAGCTGCTTATGTTGAGCTTGAAAATGCCTTAGACCTTAGTGGTTATCAACAAATAAGTTTTAACTGTATTTTTGATTATATGCATTCCAGCCAAGAAGACGACGACTCAGTAATGAGTTTACGCTTATGTACTGATACAACAGGTGATACTTCCGTACATACAATTCCTATTACACATGGATTTGATTTTACTGATGATTGGTATTCAGTTGTTCATGATTTTGGCACAAATTTAAACGCTTCTATTCAATCAGTTGCTATCTATGTAGATACAACATTAGCTCATGCTAATACTGAAGTTATTATTGATAATGTTATCGCTTGTAAGGCTAAATCCTCGGCTGATTCTTTAACTCATGCAAGTTTAATTAGTAAAGGTAATACACATAATGATGTCTGGTATGGCCTTATGGCTATTGATGGAAAAAGACTTGTATTAAGAACGTATGGTGGAGACAATACTACGGGTATGTTTAGTACAGCATTATCTCCGTACCCAGGGGCAACAGAAACAGTAACTACTTATAAAAGAGAATGTTTTAGAAGACCTACTTTTAGGTCTACTACTGAAAGAAGGCATAGCCCATTCTTTAATATTGACGAAGCTGGCTCAATAGGTGCTTCTAGTTTCAATAAGGTTATCAGTGGTGGTTGGAATACAACAGATATGAGTAGTCAGGATGCAAATTCAGGGACTTGGTTTGACATTATTCATCCAGCCCATTACAATGGAATCTTTGCTGACCAGACAAATAAACTGTCGATTTCAAGATTCGGTGTTTATAAAGGTAAGGCCGGAATATTCAACAGGCTGGATCAAAGATATGAGGGTAGATTTAGTGTTATTAATAACTTAAATTGTGTTTCTACTCAACAAGGAGAGTCTTGGGGACCAGACTTTCAATATAATAATTGTGTATTTAGTAATTTAAAAATTGAGAAAGACCCTCAAGCTAATGATGGAAATGTGAATAATAGTAGTGTAATTTTTAAAGATTGTACTTTCTATAGTGCAAGTTTTGACTATGCTACAGTAAACGTATTTCAGTATATAACACTTATAAACCCTACTATCAGAGGAACTTCTCAAAATGCGCAACTTCTAGCTTTTGATATGTTCGGTAGAGATGTAAAAGTATTAGGCGGTTCAGTGAATAATGTTCGTTGGATATTTAGCAATCAAGCAAGTATGAACAAAGGTGGTCGATTCAGAATGTCAAATACTTTAATCAATAATGATTCAGTAGCACCAATACAAGGAACAGAATATAGGTTATATTATGACTCTACTCACTCTGGTGGGGCTGGTGCTCAAACAAGTAATGTATATGGAGAAAATCGAGATTCAGAGCCTGCTACGTTAGTTAATTATAATAATGTAGCTACTGATCATAGATTATATTTCTTTGGTGCAGAAGTTCTTAGTGAAACTTCAGTGAGAAATACAGCTAGTGGTATTGCATGGAAGATGCGAAATTGGAATATGAGTGATGATACTGGAAGAAATGGAGGTAATTATGTAAAATGGAGGATTGCCGAAACAGTTGTTAATGCAAGCGCACAAGTAACATTAACAGCTTATGTAAGACGAAACGATACAGGTTTTAATATTAAATTAGCTGCATTAGCTGAAGATAATTATCATATGGGCATTACATCTGATGTAACTGTAACCGCATCTGGTTCTGCTGATGCTTGGGAACAACTAACATTAAATGTTACACCTACAGCCGCAGGGACGATTACATTTACATCTTTATTTTCAAGTGAATATGGAGTGTATGATGCCTCTCAAGTTGGTTACATCGACGACATAGCAATAACTCAAGCATAATGGCATTACCAACCAAGGCAAATGTTCAAACTTTAGATTATGTAAGTGTTAATACTGGACCGTTTGTAAAAGTTGCAGCTAAAGGCACTGAAACTGAAGGGATTAGTGTTAATGGTTTAATCTTTGTTTTATCAGCAGGTGCAGCAGCAGCTTCAGGTACTAATGTCTTTGTTAATATTTCTGGAACGTGGAAAGAAGCTGACAGCGTTCATGTCAATGTTTCAGGTACATGGAAAAATATGAGTGAAGTCAAGGTAAACGCAGGTGGAACATGGAAATCAGTTTAGTATTATATTAATTAAAAACTAGAACTCATGGCCGAACGTACTGCGGAAAAAGTTGCACAGATTTTTTCTGCTGCTGGTGATAGTGTCACCCTTATCAATTCTGTTGCTGCTCAATCAACAATTACTGATGAAGAAAAAGCAGCCCTCAAAAGGAACGTTGATCATCTAGAAATTATCAAAGCTTATAAGAAGGAAGACGGCACAACCTCTATCTGGACATCCGAATCTTTTACAGATATTGATGCAGCAGTTACACTTGGGAAGTCTAAATATTAATTATGGCCTTATCTCCTGAATTAGTTCAGAAGCAATCTCTTCAATGGCAAGAAGAATTAAAAGCTCAAAGAGACCGTTTAGGTCAAGCCCAGTCTGTAGTATCTGATGCTACGCAAAAGATTGCAATGCTTGAAGGTGGTTTACAGTTTGCTAGTTCTTTAACACAAGCAAAACCTGCACCTGAAACAGAACCTGCTTATGAAACATCTGATAACGAGGGCTAAATGCAAAAAATTCTCAACATCATAAGTGTTATATCTTTCCTCCTAGTGGCTGGTCTTACTGGGGGAACTGTGTTTGGTTATCTCTGGATAACTAACGAGAACAACCAAAAGATGCTTCAAGATAAAGCTATGGAAAAGGTAATGGGTGCAATAAAGTTACCTGGATTATCTGGCCCTGCCTTACCCACTGGAGCGTTAAGTCCTGCACAGCAAGAGAACGAAGAAAAGAAAGGAAAAGGAGTTCCTTTTAATCCTTTTTAAATGAAAAATAATGACGGACGTGTTACTTTTGCACCTTTAAGTAATTTCGATCACAACCTCTTAAAGAAAATAGCTGCTACGAAAGGTGTCACTTTATCTTCTTTTACTGCTTATGTGGTTAATCAGTGGCTAATAGAACATGGTAAAAAGCATTTGCATTATTACGGCAAACTAAGACAGTCTATTGATTCCGAAAATTGAAATAGATCCTATTGGGATTACACCTGTTAATACTTATGTGATTAATGTTCCTATTGTTAATCCTCCAAACGTACCAATAAGTGTTCCTATAGGATTCCCAGTAATTGAAATGCCTTGTGTTAAAGCAAGGCGTAGCAATGAAAATGACGGACTTATAGAAAACGATCCAGATGGCAATATGATTTTGTGTCCTGCTCAGACACCAAGTTATGAGCCGATAAATTTTGAACCTTTAAGGGTTGTGCCTATAGAAGATGGAGAATCACAAAGACACGAAGAGCCAGAAATCCCTCCAGCACCAGAAGTGCCGAGAGAACAACCAGATACTTGCCCTCCTGATGGTGCGCCTGAAGTTGGGACAAAAGT